TTACACAAAATCCCATCATCGCCTACTTCTCCCGTCCTTACTACTGCTGGTCTGGGGGATTTATTTTTGAAGTCACGCTTGTGGTAACCGGATACAATGGAGGAAAAATTATGCTTGTCAAAATCCCTCCTGGAGTCAACTACGACGGCTTTACTGCCCAGGATTACTCTGTCTTTCCAAATCAGATCATTGACGTCAAAGAAGCCGGTTCTATTGCGCACACAGCTTACGACGAGAAAAATGTCGTTTTCCATTATACAAACGTCCCAAGCACAGAGCAAGACGGATGCGGTGGCACTTTTGTCATCGTTGTCCTCGCTCCCCTTATCAACGCCAACGGCACTGCTTGCCAGGTTAACATGCTTGTCTTCAATCGCGCCGATCCCTCATTCCGAGTTACCCAACTCCTCCCGATCGATTACGCAGAAGCCAATAACGTCGACATTTCCGAGGCCGAAGCACTCTTTCCTCCAATCATGCAAGAGACATACATGAATTTGCCTGTGACAACGGCGTTCGTGAGTGTCGCTGCGTCGCAAATTGCCACTGGTCAATACGGACAAGTCAACGGAGCGGGGGCGAACACTGGAAACGGTGTTTACGCCCCTTATCCGGGGATGTTCTTTGTCAACGACGACAATGGTACCGACGTGACGAATTCTGATGGAGTTAACGTGAATCGACCAATGACTGCCAACACTACACCTATGCAGGGTGTGTCACCTTGGTTCAGCAATGTAGTTAATTCGGTGTCACCGACTGAAATTACACTGACTGGACAACCTGTGTATTTGCAAGGAACGGTCAATTTCGAAGATGTCGAATCTGGAGACGGAGTTGTGTTCGGATCTAATCCTACTATTTTCAGCTTTCCTGTCAACACTATGCATACCTGTGTTCAAAATCCTGATCCTGTAGTCACTAATCTTGAAATTAACGAGTCTGTTGTCACATTCGGCGGCTCGTGGTACGGTACTAACAGTACAACGAGTTTCGTCTCTCAAGTCATGTCATCTTGTCTCACTAATACTCAAATATCCTTCTTGTCAACTGGTACACTTACACAGATCATGGGCCCCGGCCAAGCGATTCTGTTTGAAGTTATGGAAAAGTCGACCGGTTTACCAGTCGGATATATAAAATTCAACTATCCTGGCTACTTTACCTGTTTGCCGCAGTCGAGCCCGTTGACGTTGAATTATGCGAACTATCGCATGAGAGCATTACAGTTGATGCAAATGTCGACGCCGATTCCGGCAAACCCGACTACCCTCATGAATGGGACGGTTTCGCAAATGAAGATGATGCTGGCTGCCCAATAGCCTCAGCATCCGATGCGTGTGTGCGACTTGCTAGCCACACAACAGCGAAAGCGTTCTTGCAGTGATGGATTTCTTCCCTGACTTTACGTATTCGGAGTGGATGTTTCTCTTCCTGGAAACTTGGAACATGAACTGGAATAGTTCGCGTGCCGAGTTTACATGTTCGGATGTCACCTACTACGAATTACGTCGCCTGATAGACAAGATGAATGATCCAGTGGTTATCCTATCCCTCTGTTTAGACAATAGAATAGACACACCTGAGCAATTTTATAGACTTTTTACAAACACAC